CGACCTGAACCGGTCGCGGGCCGCTCGTGACAGAGCCCTCGCCATGGTCTCGCAGCCCAGCTTCACGGGGCAGTACCTGGTGTATTGCCGGTCTCTGCGGCGCGGCACGCTGGTGACCGGCGAGGATATCCGGGTTGGGTGCGAGGCCCGCGGGATCTCGCCGCACCACCCCAACGCCTGGGGTGCTGCGGCCAACCACGCCGTCAAGCAGCAGCTTCTGATCGACACCGGCCAGCGCCGGCAGATGCGCTTGAAGAAATCTCACGCGCGCAGGACGCCGCTCTACCGCATCCCGTAGGGTGTCGGGTTCCAGTTGGGCACCACATGCTGGACAACCAACCAACAAAGTGCCAATGCTTGCCTCCGGTCTTAACCGAGCACGGCAAGCGCTTGGATGTCAGACAGCACGACAGAGGCCCTGGACGGCCAACCATCTGCGACGCCATCGTCCAGCGTCGATACGTCTGCGCCTACGCCACAGGCGCCGACTGAGGCTGTAACACCGCCCTCGCCAGGCACCACTCCCGACAGCACCACCTCACCTTCGTCAGGTGACAGCCGCCGATCCGACCGAGAGGGACTGCTTGCCGCAGTCAAATCGGTTGTACAGACCGCGCCCGACGCCCCGGCCAGCCCCTCACCCACGGGTGACGCGGATGGCGACGGTACGGGTCAGGCTGCACAGGATCCGGTCGCGGCTCCGGGCACTCAGGAAACAACTGCGGATCCCAACCTAGACCTGAACGCGCCAGACCCGAGCGAAGCCGAGCTCAAGAAGCTTCGTCCGGAGACGCGAAAGCGTTTCGAGCGTCTGCTGGCGCAGCGCAACGAAGCCCGGACCCAGTGGGACCAGGCCCAGCCGGAGCTCACCCAGTTCCGGACGTTGCAAGGCTATCTGTCCCAACATCAGCTGGCGCCTGACGATGTCAACGCGCTGCTGGGTGTGGGTGCGTCGCTGCGTGCCGGCAAATACCAGGAGTTCCTCGATGGCGTGACGCCCTATGTCATGGCCGCACAGGAAGCCCTGGGCCTGCGTGTGGCCCGCGATCTTCAGACGCAGGTGGATGACGGACTGCTGAGCGAGGATGCGGCGCGGCAAATGACCGCGACCCGTCACCGTGCCATGCAGGCCGAGCACCGGCTGCGCGAGCAGACCCAGACGGTCCAGGTCGACCACACCGCCCGTAACGTCACCGCCGTTCGACAGGCCGTCGAACAGTGGGAAGCCGGCATCCGTGCACGTGATCCTGACTACGCCCTCAAGTCGAATGCTGTTCGCCGCTATTCGCAGGCGCTTCTCCAGGAGCGGGGCATACCCGCGACCGCGGAGCAGGCGGTGGCCCTGACCCAGGCGGCGTATGACGAGGCGACCCAGGAGTTTCGCAGGCTACGGCCCGCGGCAACTCCGACGCGGCAAACCCCGTCCAGCATTCAGGTGGCAACCAATGGGGCCGCGTCGTCTGGAGAACCCAGGACCATGAAAGAAGCGGCGCTGCAAGCGCTGGCTTCCATGCGGCGGGCCTCATGATCGGGATCCTAGATCATGGCGTTCACAGCCGGAGAACTGACCAACATCGCTAATGCGAGTTTGGATTTCTACTATAACAAAGGCGACACGTTCAAACAGTCGATCCAGGCCAAGCCGTTGCTACGCTGGGCGGAAAACTCAGCAAAATCCTTCCCGGGTGGCAAAGGCAACATCAGCCTGGCCGTAAAAGGTGCCTATGGTGCCGGTGGGGTTAACGACCATGTTGTCGGATATACTCACAACGACACGGTGAACTTCTATACGCCCGCCAATATCCAGCGGGTTAACTTCCCGTGGCGTGAGCATCACATCGGTCTCACGCTCACCCACACTGAGCTCAAGATCGATGGCATTTCCGTCACCGACGAAATGGGTAACGGTAGCTCCACCAGCAATCACAGCGACCGCGAGGTCACCGTCCTGGTCAATCTGTTGCAGGACAAGCTGGAAGACTTTGGCGAACAGTATGCGCGCAGCATGAACGCGTTGCTGTGGGGCGATGGCACGACCGACGCCAAGGCCCTCGCGGGTATGCGCGCCATCATCGTGGACGTGCCGAACACGGGAACGCTTGGCGGTCTGGCCAGGACGAACACGTGGTGGCGTAACCGTGCGGCGACTGCGGCCTTCGGTGCCGCGGGCGGACGTGGCGCGGTGACTTCCGACCCGGCCAATGGCGGCGCGCTGATCCAGTTCCTTCAGCAGGAGTACCGCCAGTTGATCCGCTACGGCGGTCGGCCGTCGAAGTGCCTGGCAGGATCCGACTTCATCAACGCGATGGAAGTCGAGATGCGCGCCAACGGCAACTACACGATGACCGGCTTCACCGGGACCCAGGATGGGTCAATGGGTCAGATGAAGTTCGGCAACACCACCATCGAGTATGACCCGACACTAGACGATCTCGGCCTGAGCAAGCGTGCGTATTGGTGGGATCCGCGCCACATCTACCTCATGAAACAAGACGGGGAATGGGATCATAGGTTTACCCCGGCGCGGCCTTACAACCAATTCGTCATGTATAAGAGCATGACCCACACGGGTCAGATGGTTGCCCAGCAAGTTAATTCTGCGCTTGTCGTAGATATCACTTAAAGGGTTACTGGCGCCGGATGTTTTTGCGTCCCTGGCATCCGGCGCCAATTGTTTCACATGAAACGGAGGCCCTCTATGCCGCAATACCAGTTGGTCCGATGCGAGATCGCCCTGGCCGGAGATCGGAGCAACACCGTGGTGCGCGGGCGTTTCAACCCGATCACGTATCCCGAACTTATGATGGCGCAGTATCTGCACGGCGAAGAGGCCGTGATGGACGTGCACATCGTCGGCACCTGCGACATGACCAACGAAGAGATGGGTCAGCGTCTGCGGCTGCTTTACGAAGACGAGTATCTCAAGGAGATGTTCCCCGGCGCCCGGCCGCGCTTCCCCGCGGGCGACCCAAACCTGCCGGTGTGCACCCAGCCGATCTACAAGGCGCCGCCCACAAGGCCCGACAACCCTGACCCGGTGCTCAAGCCGCTGCGCGCCAACTACAACCCGGCAGAGGAAGTCACGCTGTCCGAGCCGGTGCAGCCCACCGTGATGGCCGGCGACCTGGACAGCATGATCACCGCCGACGAAATCGCCGCGCATCGCGACGATGACGACGACATGCCCTTGGACGAGTTGATCCTGGGCGGCGGGTCGAACGTGCCCACGGTGGAAAACCTGGTGACCATGCCGCACGTGAAGGCCCCCGGAGCGCACGCGCCGCGGCAACCCGATCATCTGCCCGACGTGGCGGTGCCGACCTACACGCAACCCGAAAACGCCAAGCGGGCCGAACACAAGGGGCGGGGAGCCTCACGCTAAATGGGAAGGCAACTGCGCGACATGCTGCGGGACCTGCGTGCCGAAATCGGGCACAGCACGAACGTCGCGCACGGCCAGAATGATCGTGAGACCCTGTTGTATTATCTCAACCGCAGCCAGCTGGATCTGTACCGGGACTACGACTGGCCGCAGCTGATCGTGGACCGTGACGTGAAGCTGGCCGAAGGCCAACGCTACTACAATTACCCGGCCGACCTGGCGTTCGACGACGTGACCCATGTCTGGGTCATGATCAACACGGTCTACGCGATGCTGGACTACGGCATCGGCCCCTACGACATGACGCTGTGGAACTCGGACACCGGCTTCAAGTCCTGGCCCACCCGTAAATGGATGCACCATCCGGACAGCGGCATGTTCGAACTCTGGCCGGTGCCGGACGCCTCCGCGATCAGTGCCGATGCGCTCGTGCGCATGCGCGGCACCAAGACGGTCAAAGACATGATCAACGACAGCGACGAAGCCACGCTGCCGGACAATTTGATCGTGCTGTTCTCCGCGGTGGAGATCCTTCAGCGTGACGGCGCCAAGGATGCGCCGCTCAAGCTCCAGAAGGCCAACGAGGCGATGCGCCGGCACCGGGTGCGGCAGTTCTCCCACAAGGGTGTGCGGCCCATCGTGATCGGCGGCGGTGGTGGTGACGCCCAGTCGCGCGGCGCCCGCAATCCGACGCTGGGCCTGGACTATATCCCCCCTGGCTATGGCAGCGGACCATGAGGGTCGGTAACGTGCGTACGCCGGCAGGAATGCGCCTGCCGGCGTACTGTAGGAGGGAAAACCATGCGGTTCAGGCATGGCCGGTCCCTGCTGCTTATCGTGGTGAGACTGACGGTAATCGTCAAGATCATACGCAAGTAACAGGAGCGGGGTCCAGCCCTTCCACAAGGCTGGGCCTCTCTCCTACAGGTACCCGTTGAATGCCGAAGGTCTTCAGCATTGAAGACTTCCGACGTGGCCTGGACACACGTCGTTCTCCACTGGCGGCACCGCCGGCCACGCTGCGCATCCTGGAGAACGCCGTCATCACGCCTGGCGGCGAGATCCAGAAGCGCTTCGCCTTTGTGTCGGCGGGTCAGATCACGCCTAACCCATGGGCCATGGTGGGTCAGTATCAGACCCTGCACGTGTTCGGCTGTCCCGGCGCTCCGTCGACCGCGGGCCTCCAGCTGCCAACGGGTGTCACGGTCGCGAGCCACGCCTTGGCCGCACTGCCGGGGGGCGTGACGGTGGTGAGCTACCTGGACGTGGAAACCTACGGCGATGACGGGTTTTATGTCTGCGCCCGCGGCAGCGACGGGTTGGTCTACAACTGGTGGAACGGTGCCATCGTCCACGAGGCCGACAACGTCACGCCAGCCCGCGGCACCTACGCGCGCACCTACAAGACCAAGATGTATCGCACCCAGAACTTCGACCTGCACTTTTCCGGGGTCAACAACCCGGCGATGAATGACCCGGCCAATACGACGAACCCAGGGGCCGGCTTCATCGAGATCGCCAAGAACGATCCGGAGGCCGAGCCTGGCCTGGGCATGGAAGTATTCTTCGACCGCATGGCGGTGTTCGCCCGGCTGTCGACCCAGCTGTGGACGCTGGACCCTGACCCTGCCAACGACAAGCTGGAACAGGTGATCCGCATCGGCTCTGTCGCCGCGCAGAGCGTGCAGCAGTTCGGCACGGGTGACGTGCTCTTTCTGTCGGACAGCGGCGTGCGCAGTCTGCGGGCGTCGACCGTGTCGGGCTTCGCCACGTCATCGGATGTCGGTGCGGCGATTGACCTGATCCTGATGCCTATCGTGCGCTTCGGCAATGACGCGGCGACGGCGGCTTCGATGATCCAGCCGAGTTTCGGGCGTTATTGGCTGGCCATCAAGAACACGGTTTACATCCTCAATTACTTTCCGGCGGGTGAGATCACCGCCTGGAGCACTTTCGTTCTGCCTTTCGAGGTGCGGCAGTTCGCCACCGTGATGAACAATATCGCGGTCAGCGACAACGACGGCAATCTCTACTGGTATGGCGGGCTGACCCGGCAGGACTATGACAGCACCAAGGTCACGGTGCGCACGCCGCATCACGACAACAAGGCGCCCACCGAGAACAAGCGGATCAAGAGCGTCGACGTGCTATGCGAAGGCGAGTGGATCGTGAAGCTGGGTATGCTGCCCAACAACCTCGACGCTTACGAGACCGCGGCCAATATCACGGGCAACACGTTCGGCCTCTACTCCATCCCGTTTGCCGGCTACGGCACGCATGTCAGCGTGCACCTGGAGCATGCGGCACCCGGGGCGGCGACCCTGGCAGCGATCCACCTGAACATCCAGGAAGGGGTCACGAAGTGAGCGCCCGG